GTGCCGTATGCGTAGAAATTCCACCGCTCAGTGGAATCAGTGCTGGCAGCAATGTCTGCACGATACCCGTAATTCCTGAGTGATCCACGGGTGAACAGGCCGGGGACTTGAAATCCGATTTCCTCCTTTGCGGTCTGGCTGCCGGATGACGGCCTTGCAGAAAAACCTACAACCGCATACGGTGATTCGGCCAACTCGGGGCTGGAGTACACATTGAAAACATTTGCTGTTGTGTGGTATTGCGGCACAATCGAAGCACCTATTCGGTCAACAGCACCAGATGAAGTAACAGTTTTTAAGAGGAGTCCAACGGTTTGTACTGGGCTACCACCAATACCAATATTTCCATCTTTGCTTATTGTCAGCCGCTCCACCCCGCCTGTTGACACGGCCCATGTGTCTGCGGCGGGGCTGAAGGTGCCAGTGTCCTCATCGAACGTAAAAGAAAAACTTGGTAGCGATGCGGTGCCGAAAAGACCGACCTTGGCACCAGATGAGTCGATCCGCAACCGCTCTACGTTTTCCGTGGCCATTCTGATTGATGACCCGGCCTTACGGAAATTTATGTATGCCGCCAGCGAGCTGAGGTAAATGGCAAAGTTGTTCACAGCCCCCGTCCCGGTGGCATCGTTCTCCATCAGGATTTCGGGATAATTTTTGTCATAAACCAAAACGCCGTTACGCCCCGGCGTTCCAGTGTTCGATGTGCCTACGCTGATATGGCCGTCGCTTGTTACCCGCAACCGCTCAACCGAATTTGTCGAAACAGCCCAAGTGTTGGCGGCTGGCTGAAACAATCCCGTCGCATCATCGAATTTGAGGCTAGGTGCAGCCGCCGTGCCGTCTGGGATGACCAACGCACCCGTCATCGTGTCGCCAGAGACATTGACGAAATCATCGGCAAGTCCCGAGAAGTCAGCCTCTAAGGCACCTGAGTTGACCTTCAGCCCAGCACCGATAACAAGTGAGATCACGGGAGCATTCAGCCCGTCGACAACCTTGATCGGGGCAGTACCAGAAACACTCGTAATGCCACCACCCGGAGTGCCACCGCCTCCTCCAGTAGCAGCAATCACTATGTTCCCATTACCGTCATCAGAAATGGCGACGTTTGCACCAGCAGAAATCGACTGAATCGGAGCAGCAGCAGCGGCAGCAGCAACGTCTACATAAAGGGCATCATTGGGAAAATCAGAAACTTTCAGGTCATTTGTGAACTGGCTCAAGAAATTGGGCTTGTTGAGGATGTAAGCAGCACCGCCAACTGCCAGCCAGTCAGACTGCACCTGAGTGGGAATGTCCGGCTTGTTCGTGAGGTCGTTGTAGTCTCCCGAAAATTGCGTGACCGAGATCGTGCCGTCGGGAGCCACGTTGACCCCTGACCCCACAATCACGCCACCGATGGTAGTCTCGGTAGCAGGAGGCAATGAAGTCATCCCGTGCGGAGAGATTGATACCCAGTCAGTACCATCAAACACATATACTTCAGCAGGCCATGTAGTGGACATCTAAACACCCTCAAAAATTACGGTGCCTTTGCTGTTCTGGTAGCTGTCGCTATTGAATGGGTACGTTTTGACGCCCATTCGTGTAATGGTCTGGCCACTGTTGTATTCCAGGCCGCCGGAAAACGACATCGGCGTATTGTTTGCCGAAAGGTAAGAACCCGACCAAGTGATCTCCCAGTAAGAGCCGATCTTGTATGCCTTCATTGAGAAAAACAGCGGGCGGGAACCCTTAACGTCATAGTTAGACTGATTCTTAAACGTCCAACGGCAACCGTGATTTTGTACGAACGTATCCCCAGTATCACGAAGGCCGTCAGCATCGTATCGAACTTGATGGTGGGCGTGGGCTATCTTAGTTGTAGTAGAGAAATTGAGTTCTGTACCATCAGCAAAATAGATATAAGGCTGAACGCAAAAGTTCACGCTATCAACCTGAACGAACCCGTGACATTCAGCGTCAACTTCGTTTGCCCCGGCTGGAGCCTGTGCGTATAGAGGAGGAGCAAGGCTAGGGCCGTGGTGTTTCCGAACTCGAAATCCTTGAACGGAAACCGCCTTAGATTTCCACTCGCCGTTTTCATCTGGGGGCGAGTTCCTCCAAGTCCCCGTCTGGTCATCGTACTTCAACAATTCCCCGGCAGCGGGAGCCGAAATTTCAACGTCGCCCAGGTCTGAAATGACCTTGGGGGGAATCAGAGCAGGATCAAAACTGGGATTCTGTGCGTAAATCCCGTTAGAAAGCCACATATCCCCTTCGTACAACTGAGTGTTGTCTGGGCTTGGTGGGCTATCCGAAGGGCCGTAAACAGTTATTCCATGACCATCTTGGCCGGGGGCACCCGGAGGGCCAGATGCACCCGTGGCGGCCAGATAGGAAAGATTCGACCACCGTACCGTACCGTCGCCAACCTTCAAAACTTGGCCGGGATCTCCGCTACCAATGGTGTAGCAGAGTTCACCAGAAGCAGGGATTGGATCATTCTTGAGCCAATTCTCTTCTGTGTCTTGACGTAGACGAATCCTCTGCAAATTCCTCTCAAAGGAATCTGCTGGATGGTATCTACTTGGAGGAGGAGGTTGTGCTGTCATTTCTTCCACCGGGGCACATGGTTTTGCCTCACCACCTCACGAGCTTCCTGCCGAGTGAGCTTGCTGTCTTTCTGCATATAAGACTTGATCAGCCGCTCTTCAGCTCGCTTGGAGATCTTCTTGGACTTAGGCTCGGTAGGAGTTGCCGTGTGATTGACAGCACCTCGAACGTCTAGGTTCCGCTTTTCAGCGACACGCTTGATGTCAGCAGCCGAATCAATCCAAGCCTCTGGATCCATGTGGCTTCTCTTGTCGGCAAGACCTGACATATAGAACTTGCCGGTCGTGTCGATGCCGGCTTCCTTGGCCTGACGGAGGATTCTGCGAGCTTGATGAGGTGGCATGTCATCAAGCCATTCACCGTTGTATCGCCCCTCCATCAGGGTTCGATCTGTCCCCTGCGTTCCCGGTGGTTGACGCAAAGCACACATCTCAGCAAAGGCCGGCGTCTGACCGTCCTCGATCATGGAGATGTAGTGGGCTTTGATTTCTGCCGATGCAAACGCGATGTCTGGGGGAAGGTTCATGCTTGAAGCTCCGGTGGGGGTTGTTGGGGTTGCTCCATTCCTTGGTCTGGCTGACCCCCACCACCCGCCTCACCTTGGCCCAAGGAGGCGGGGGCTTCGGGTGGAGGCGGGGGCGGGGGCGGCGGCGGAATCTGATATGAGCTAGCATCTAGGTCGAGACTCTTTGCCCAGTCTGAAAGCAAAGCGTTCATCGGCCCCGGCATACCCGCACCAATCAACCCCTGTAAAACTGGTGCTAGGGTCTGCACGGCAAGCTGCATCTTCTCGACTTCCGCCGACTTATTCGGCTTTCTCGCACTACCGGCCTCCACTCTGTAGTCGTACTCTCTCGCTACAGAGTAAATGTCAATTTGCTGTATTTTTGTGGCCCACATTTCTGCACCCAGCGGGCCGACGATTGGGGCAACATCGTCTGGTTCGAGGAGCCAACGTGCAGCAAGAGCTTCTTTTCGGGAGATCATCGACATGGCATCTTCAAGCACGTTCGCCATGTCATCCGGCCGTACAGAGATAGCCTCTGCCTTGACCTGTGCTTCTGCTGCACTCCGGTACTGATTTCTGGTCATGCCGTAAGCCAGCTCAGTAAGTCCTGTAGCTTTGTCGAACTGCTCGGCTACAGCCTGAACTACTTGCCAGACCTCTTGGTTCACGGGCGGCAGCTGGAATACGGAGATCACATCGTCTACAGACTTGCCCAGAGTCTCCGACAGCTCGATCAGCGAGAACCCGGACTCCTCATGCTTCAAGATCTGATCTTTGATGTCATCTCCAGAAGCCTTGGCGACACCAACCATTGTCTTGCAGCTGGTCATCACCCGAGTAGCCAGAAAGCTCATTGCCCAGTTCAGGAACCGAAGCTGGCTGATACCGGGCTTCAAATGCGAGATTGGCCAGATGTATCCGGGCTTGCGGTGAAACTGGATAGGAGTCCAAGGCCAGCCGCAGGAAGGCTCGGTGTAGAAGGGGATGGGCCAGCGGGTGCGAGCAAAGAGGGAGTTCGGCATCCCGCTCTCGTCAGGCTCCTCCAACGCAATGGACTTCGGGGCATTGAGGGGATAGTCAACACCTTCTGCAACGACGAGATAGCAGTTCTTGCCTAGACCATCGAACAGATCTTTGTGCTGCTTGGGAAACCCCTTCAGTGTGTGGCCAAATCCAGTCTTGCTGTAGATCTTCCAGTAGACGATGAGATCATTCGTCTTGCCGTTCTTCCGCTTGTATCTCGGCTTGGACGGGTCTTCGAGGCTCGCATTGGACTCGATGTGCCCACGAAGCTCAGATGGGTCTAGCCCGTATTTCTCGGCTACGTCTACAAGTGGGTGAATGCACTTGCGGGCTGACCACAGGCAATCCTCCTGCTCGTCAGCGTCCGGGTCGAGCAACAAGTTATCGCAGGAGTCAAAGAATGATCCCACGATTCCAAACGTGCCGCCCTGCTGGTCTTTCTCCAGCTCGATCAGCTCCGTCCACAGAACACCCATGCCCTTGATGATGCCCTCATCTACGGCCTTTCTGGCGTGTTCTTTTAGGTTTAGCTCATTAGGGGTGTAGTTAAGGTAGCTCTCTATGAGGCCAGCTACAGTTTTCTTGTCCTGCTCCATGAAGCCAACGGCACGGCTAGTCTCAATGAACTGCTGCAACCGCGGGTCTTGCGGCGGCAGCGTCCCGTCTGGCAGGACTTGCTGCTGCTGCATGTCTGGGAAGATGCCCAGAGACTCAGGAGGAACGACCGGGAACTTACGAGGGGTTACAGTTCGTACTGGATTACGATGGTATATGACTGACCCGAAGAGCTTTACGGCCTCAAAAGCCTTATTAACCATCATGCGAAATGATGGAGGACACATGCGAGAATAGGCTGCATTCTCGTCCCAGAACCAGTTGCCAACCCCGTCGAAGAAGTTCATCGCCTCGGCAGCATCATCCGAGAATGGCTTCTTGTGCTTCTGGGCAGCCTTCAGCTTGGAGATCCAAGAATGTGCAATCGCACGAAGACCGTCCTCCATCTCCTTCTCAGATGGAGCCTCGGGCACTGGAGGCAATCCGCCCTCTCCCCCACCCTCCACTGGAAGAGCAGGGGAGAGGTTTTCCTGAACAGCGTCATCCATATTAGGCGGCCTTTCCTACATAGTTATGCACCTATTAGGCTGCCACTGTTTCCTTGGCTTTAGACAGTTTTCTGTCCAGAACCTCCTTCAGATCCTTGATGAGCTTGGTTTCTGGGTGCAGCTGCCAGCACCCCCATTGCGACCACTGCTGTGCCAGTTCTGAGTTTGTCCAGAACGGGTCATCTTTGTGCCGCACACTCATCTTCTCAACGAATCCGTGGCTCTCGGTAAACACGAGGCATTTGATGGTTTCGGATCCCGGCTTGGAGGAAACGAACCCGAACATCGGAGCCGAGCTTGCCGCAAAGGGATTGTCGATCCAAAGAACTCTGTCACCTACCGAAACTTCTGGCATCTTCCACATACGAACCTCCTTAAACGTCGTAGCTAAACGTGTAGGACTTTGGCGAGAGATACACCACGCCCTGCTGTTTGTCCTTATTACGCCTTTTTTGCCATTCCATCCACCAAGGATTTTCGACCTTTTCTACTGGCTTGTGATACCTTGGCTCGTATGCACACAGATACCGCAGGCAGTCAACCAAGTGGAACTCTCCACGCTTGCTTGGCTCATCTGTAGTAATAGCTACACCGCCGACGTACTGAACCTTTTTCTTGTACCTCTTGAGTTCTCGCTCAAGGTTCGGAAGTCGGCTCCTGATGTAGCGAAGGCCCGTCTTGCCAGAAGAGTTGATGTGCATGGCCAGCCGCACTGCCTCAAGCCCAGCCTGAATGTTGTCGCAGCCGGGGATAAAAGAGCTTCCGGTTGTCTCGGACTCGATTCGCAGGGCCGCCAGAGCTTCCGTGTACTGCTCTTGAGGTGATCGCCCAGAGCCGATGTCAGTGAGGCTCGCACCGTGGGCGTCAATGATGAAGCTCCTAAACGACACGCCATCGCACTTCTTCCTCATCTCCTCCGCAAAGATCAGGGCATTAGACTTCCTGATATACAGCTCGTCGTACAGCAGGACGTACTCATCGTCTGGCGGTACTGCTGCAAACAGGACGGCAGTGATCGAGTGCCCCGGATCTACCACGGCGTACCGGCACCAGTCGGCTGGAACCTGACCATACGGCAGCTCAGAGGGATCAAGGCCGTGAATGTGGGGAGAGAAGTTAGGATAGACAAGTATGCTATCCGTGATGAACTCGCCCTCGGCTCGCTGCCTCAGAACGTCCTCACCGATGGCTGACCACCGCTCAATCATCTTGCGGCGTTCGTCAGAGTCGATGTGAAGGTTGTCTAAAAACCGGAGGACAAACTTCTTGATGTTGTGAGTGCCCTCTTCTTCTGCCTTGTCGGCCCGGTCTGACAGGCCAATGAGAGCCTCGTTCTTAGACCACGGCATGGCTGACCAGCAGAATCTACCTTTCCTGTCTGCAAGTCGTGCTTGCATTTCTGGTATCCACTGCTCATTAGTTACGTCCTCATCTATATGCACCCTGTCGGCCTGAAAGCCCTGTGGCGGCTCGCCCTCAGACGAGAAGCAGTAGATAGTCCAGCCGTTGTGCAGAGTGCAGCTGTTGAGGTAGCCGGCAGACTTGAGCAGCCAAGACTGGCTTTTGATCATTCTGGGAGGAATCAGCGGCGGTGATGGCTTTGCATCCTTAGCCCTGTCGGCATCGGCCTCGGGGTCAAATGCCCGCCACTCCCCGGTGCCCTCGTCCTTGATGATCTTGAACGCACCCTCGCGGAACAAGTACGGAACCACAACAAGGCCGATGTGTTTCCAGTTTGCCCCAATAAT